CTACCACTTGACTTTGTGGCAGCATTATGTTAGGTGGTAATTTCTCACCACAATAGCCTATCACTCTTTCCCTCTTGTGATAGGTTTAACCATTCTTTTCTAATCTTTTCATTTCTTCATACATTTTATGAAGACTATATACGCTACAATTAAATACAAAGTTTTTTATTTCTTCTCTCATTTCTTTTTGATCTTCAAATGCTTTAGCTTTGTTTTTCATTTGCACTTCAGGTATACCCCATCGTGTTTGGTCTGTCATTTTCCTCCTTTCAAATTCATTCGACCCCTACGCTTTCCGTGCACGTACTAACGTAGAAGGTGCCGCTTTCATTGCTAGGTTTCCCATCATCGCGAACGTACAGTGGAACGCAGTACTGCAGAACTTGGACGCTTACTAACGGTCTTATAATGTCTTTTTCTACTTCGCTCTTGTAATGGGTAGCCATTATCTCTACACCATTCGTCAGCGTAATATTTTATTAACATGGACTCTTCTGTTTTCCCGCCATGTTTCTTTTTATCAATTTTTGTAATCATTCACTTTCTTTCCATTTGCTATAATCTTCTTAGCACCATGAGCATGAATATCTATTTTTGCATAAGGTTTCCATGCTTCACAAACTAAGTTTAATTCAATTAATAAATTAGACCATTGTTTAGGCGTTATGTTTGCACTCGTTAATATTACTTTTTTTTCTTTCATATATCCTCTTATTATTAAAATACTCTACATAGTTGCTCTAATTGGGAATTATTTTTTACCCACTTCTTCTATGCTTGAGTCATATATTCTATATAGGATATCCAGGGATTATTGTCAAGTGCCTTTTTTTCTTTTTTTCTGTTGTCTTTTTTCGTGTTTGTTTAAATTCTTTTTATGTCTTCCAGGCCGTTTTCTAGGTTTTTGTTTATGGTATAAATTAACTCCAAATTGAGATTTTTTAGCCATCTATACCCATTCTTTAACGTAAGGTTTGGTACCTTCTGGCGGGTTTAACGCTGGTAAATAGCTTATTTTACCGTTTATATGTTGATGTAAATCACTTCCGCAAGTCATGCATCTGTAGAAAGAACGGGTAACACCTACCAGCATGGTAAGTTCTTCACACGTCGGACACTTCCCATTCACAATCTCTGCTTGAAATTTTATTCTTTGATCGTTCATATTTCTTTTTATTTTTTACCACACGCTGACGGTAACGTCCATCACTTAATTCTTCCGCTATTGGATTTTGTTTATTTCTTGGTCTGTTTTTCTTAAGAAAAAACGCGTATGCTTTTTTATTCAAGGATTATCTTTTTAATAGCTATAGAGCCGTCAATATTTTTCTCTAATTCTGCCTTAGTTTTTATGCATTTGTAGGTAACGTTTGGTGTATATTGTCTCTCCGCATGACGCTTGCCTCGTAAGCATTGAGCCATACCTTCTAGCTGGATTCTGTGTTCCTTGATTTCTGCTCCTACAAACATAAGTAGGGCCACTACAACCTCTGTCAATGTGTGCCTCCATTAGTTTTATAATGCATATCTCTATTTTGATCTTTAAGTTTTTCTATGTCTTCTAAAACTTTATCCATTTGTTTTCTTAAAAATTCTATATTAACTTTGTTTAACGCCATTGACTCAATATGAGCATTTAACTTATCGGTGGTCTTGTAAAGATCCTCGATCATCATGAATTGCTCGGAATCTGCAGGAAGCGAACCAAGTTGGCCCCGCGGCCATTTGATTCTAAACTCTGTATTCTCAGTTAAGTCTTTAGACATTAGTTCTACCTGCGTGCTAAGTTTGTTTTGGGTTTCAATGATACCGAAATATGCCCAGGTTCCAATCGCAACCATCGCAATTAGCGAGGCTACCGTTTTCATTGGCATCTGTACTTTAGCTTCGTCTGAAATTTTAAGTGCCATTAGTTATAACTATACCCACCTGAGGTATTTCCTTCTTGTAATTTTTTAAATAATCGTTCGTGTTGGTCCATAATTTCTTCATCAGAATCCATCATCTTATCCATCTTGTCTTCCATTTTTTCTAACTGACGTTCTAGTTTCTGTACTTTATCTTCATGCACAGCTTGAATAGTAGACAATTCAAATGTTCTAGACAAACTCCAGCCAGCTAGGGCTAACAAGATTCCGACTAACATTGTCATTAATTTTTCAATCATTACTTATTTTTTGGTTTTGGTGGCGGGATTATATATTTTTTTGACTCAATTTTCAATGGTGCGTGGTCCACTGGTCTTACACAAAAAGCCAATAAACATAACAAAATTATTAGTATTGCTGTGAATCTGTAATCCATAGCCACCAACCTTATTCATTATTTAACAATTAAAGCTATTACTAAAATCACAAAAACGATAGTTTCGATTTTATGGTTTGACCAATAGTGAATCGCTTTGTTTTTAATTTTATCAATCATTTTTTTTCTCCTCCATCTCGTAAAAGAAATTATCAGTGTCTTCTGTTCGCCACTTTTGTGTATCCTCCACGTTCCAGTAGTTAGTTTGTACCTTCCAATCAGGCACTTGGTCCTTCACCGTAAACGATGGTATATCCCAAATTAATCTGTTGTTAGGTTGTGCTGCATAGTTGCCATCATTTAAAGCAAGTATGTGAGCGCACTTATGTTCGTGCGGGATCTCAGAATGATCAGTGTCAAGTATATTAGGCTCTGGATGTGCAAAGTCAATAGTAAATAAATAACGTCCGTGATGCCATTTTTTATCTTTACCTATGTATTTACCAGCTTGTGATTCTAGTATATCCCAAGAGTGAACAGAAGGATAATAACTAAAAGAATTCCAGAGCTGAAGTTCATCAAGCCTTCGCTTGGGTACATCGGATTCTTTAAATCCTCTTTGAATAAACGCGCTAATAGGTAAGCGATAAAATATTGCACCGTTTTCCATGATAGCATGGAATAGTAACGCACGACCTGTAATACAAGTAACACCAAAGATAATACAATCTTCAACTTCTCCATGATGTTTTTTAAGATCATATAAATATTCTCTTCTTATTTGTGCATATTCTACCGGTATATTTGCATTTAAATAAGCCATAATATTGTCTAAGTAAAATTACTTTTTTCATAAACTTTTCCTATTTCTGGAAAATATATCATTTTAAATTTATCATCACAATTTGTCAACGTCCTTATAGCATCATGCACAGAATTTACTAAAGGTTGTCCTGCTAAATTAAATGAAGTGTTTAGTAAAATAGGTACACCTGTTATTTTGTAAAACTCATTTATTAAATTATAATAATAAAAATTTTCTTCTTTTTTTAATGTTTGAATACGACATGTGTTATCTATGTGAGTAATCCCAGGGACGCCTTGTTTTTTTAAATTAAAAACATAAGACATAAATGGTGTTTCTTTTTTTGATTTTAAATCAAACCACTTATCTGCATGTTCATGTAAGATAGTTCCTGCGGTCGGTCTAAACCATTCTCTATTTTTTAATAAATTTATTTTATCTTTTGCATGTTGATCTCTTGGATCAAATAAAAAAGATCTATTTCCTAAAGCTCTCTTACCTAATTCATTCTTTCCTTGATATATAGCTGTAATATTCCCTTTTGATATATTCTCCGCAACTTGTTTTGGTGTTACATAAACACCTTTATTTTTAGGAAGCTCTTCATAATTTGGCAAATCACCTAAATATAAAGTATTTATTTTTTTGTTATAAAATTTATATTTATTAGAATACCA